TTTGGCAACCTCGGAACTGATAAGCTCCTTCTGCTGCTCTCCCGTGAGCGTGTTCACCACGTCCTTGGCTGATGTCGCCTTTTCCACAATGGAGTTGACCCACTCCAGTGCACCTTCATGCTGCGCCTTTTCCTGCATGTACCGAACAAAGTCGGACAGGGCGAGGCCCGGTTCAGGCGCCGGCGGCACCTGTTTCATCAGAACTTCAGAAATCGCGTTCGCCGATTGGGTCACGCGGGTTGACAGCGCCTCAAGCTCTCGCCGTTTGTTTGCGAGGTCGGTCGTCTTGTGGCGATAATCCTTGTCACGGAGATAGCCCGATTTCAGCTCTTTGAGTTCGAGCTTCTCACCGCCTGGCATGGCGATGACAATGGAATCGTCCGGCTCGGCCGTAGCCTTGTCGGTCTCTTCCGTCGTTTCGGTTTCCGCTTCGGGTTCCTCGGCCTCTTGGCGCGGTTGCGCCTCATCCGTCTCGCTGTTGCTATCGGTCTCGGCCGGCTTGGGTTCGGGTTGGTCCTGATCGGACTCCTCAAAATCCCAGGTCTCGTTCGAGGTGTCGAGTCCATCGGAGGGGGTGGCCTGAACGCTCTCAGCCGGGGCTGAGTTGGCGGGTGCCGGGTCGGTTGCCATTATAGATCCTCTACCGGGTTAAGCCGGCGCTTTCTTGCCGCCACTCGGTTGGCCCTCATTCGCGAGGGCTCCGATGCGTGACCGCAAATTGCGGATGGCGCGGACGGCGGCCAGATGGCCCTGTCGCGCCTCGTGATCGTTGACTTGAGCATTGACGGCCATGTTGACTTCGGTCGTCTCAAGCTCGTCAAATAGTTCATTGAACAGCGGTATGGCGAGCATGGCTTGGGCGGCTGATGCGCGCTCGCTGCGGTCGGTCACTGCACGGACTGCTCAAGCTGCCGGTTCTCGGCGTCCGCCTGGTGCTGGCGCTCGGCCCGCGCATCTTCACGGTCCATCCGCTCGCGCTCCAGCATGATATTCGCCTCGATCTCGGCCAGCTTCATGCGCTCCTGCGATGCGATCTTCTCCCGCTCGATCTGCATCTTTTCAGCCTCGGCAGCGGACTTGATCTGCGCCTCATGCATAGCCTTCTGGGTTTCTTTCTCCAGTTCGGCCTGCTTGATGACAATATCGGCGTCGCGCTGCTCGCGCTCCTTGTTGGCCTCGACCTGCATTTTCTTGTCAGCGAGCGCAAGCTGTGTCTGGCCCTTGGCCTGCTCGATCTGCAACGCGCCTTGAGTCTTTTCCTGCTCGGGCGAGGGCTGCTGCGCCTTGGCCTGTGCGTAAGCCTGCACTTCTTCCGGAGTCGGGTTACTGAAATATTGATCCACGGACTTGAGCCCGGATGCCTCGACCGTCTTGGCAATTCCGTTGTAAAGCTGCTCGGGCTTCACATAGAGGTTATTCGACGGTCCAAAGGCCGCCAGAAGCTTTTCCTGCATGCCGGTGACAACCTGCATCATCAGCATGTCGCGCTCACGGGTGCCCGCCCCAAGGCCCGTGTTGACCGTGCAGTCCATATCGGCGTTCCATGTGCGCGGATCGAACGTCACCCATTTCTTGCGCAGTCGCACCGTGCGGGGCTTGTCCTGGTGCTGCGTGACGAGCTTTAGCAGTCCCTTAAACACGGGCTGTAGGCTTTCCGCCACCGCTTCCACAATGTCCTCGGTCTGGCCGATGCCGGACTGTTCGAGCATTGCAGACGCCTTGGCGGTCACGTTCTGCAGGGCATCAGGGGAAAGCCCGGCCGATGCGTCGTTGATGCCGGTCCGATCCTGCTTCTGCTCATCAAGGTAGGCCAGCATCTGGAACGATTTGTCCGCCACGAACGGTACGACGTTGAACCCTAAGGCGGTTCTGATGTCGGTTCCTCTATCTACCCTGATCGGCATGCCAAACGCCGGGTTGGTCACGGCCTCCGGGTTGATGATTACACCTTCCTGGACGATCGGCTGCTGATTGTTCTGCCAATACAGGTTGTCGAGGGTCTGGCGAAGCAGCACCGTCTTGATGCGCTGGATGTCCGATACGTCATCCGCGACCGAATTGCCCTCCCACTGATGCGGCCGGCGCTCGATCACAACATCCGCGTAATTGACCTCATCCCAATAGTCGTTTTCGAGCAGGTATTTCTCGGTCAAACCTCCGGCAAACACCAGCCGGCGCAGCTCGGCAATTCCGTCATTGTCGAAATCGACCCTGACAAGCAGCTCGTAGTAGTCTACCTCCTGCATGGACTTGGCCGCCATTTCCTGGCGGGTGAACACCTCGCGACGGCGCGTGATCTCCTCAACATCGCCCTCCTTGCTGTGCGAAGTCGCCATCGGAAGCGCGTCGATCACATCGCGATCATAACCCATGGCCACGAGGTCGGACCGGCGGTAGCGATAATCCTCGCCTACGATCGGCGATTCCTTGATGCAGATCGCGTCGGGATGAATGAGCCAGTTTTCCAGCGGAACCGAGGCCAACTTGGCGCGGGATTTCTTGATCTTGCGCCGGATCTTGATGTCGTGGCACGTTGCAGGTTCAGAAACGCCTGGCTGGACCTCTATCGATTTCTGATATTGCGTATGCTCCAGCACCTCAACATCGTCATCAGCCACCAGCATAGCAAAAGCGTTATCGTCCAGTCCAGAATGCGACGAGACTTGGATGTCGATCCGTACATCCTGCCACCATTTCAGAATGCCGTTGCGGAGCTTGGCGGCATCGTCGATCGCATCACGAATGGCGTTCTTGCCGCCGCTCTCAGGGATCACCAGCGTATTGATGTAGTCCGTCGCCTGCTCCGCGGACTGTTCGTCCTCCGGGCCGTTCGGCTGGTATTCGACGATCTTGGCGCCGCGCAGGATGATGCGCTTGATGGACGGCAGCACCTTCTTGATCTCGCCGCGCACGTCACGGGAGACGACCTTGGAGCGGCCCTCATCGGATGGCGTATCCTCCATCTCGCCGTCGTAATACTCCATCGAGCGGATACGGTCGGGGCTTTGCAGCGTCCGGTAGGCCTGCGCATCTTTCACGAGGTCGGCAGCGATCTTGCAAAGCTCCTCCTCGTTCATGGCGGGATCGGGCATTAGGCAACCTTCCGGGCGGTATGCTTCCAGCCCTTGTTCGCGGCTCGCGGCGCCTCGTAGCAGATCGCCATCAGGCCCAGCGCGTCCGCCGCATGGCTCGACCAGTCATGTTCAGGTCCAAGTCCGACATTGCGCGCCTCGTCCTTGTGTTCATGGTAAAATCCAACCGCGTCGCGGCCAGCCTCGGTCGTGGCTTCGTTCCACCAGATTTGTGGACCAAGACGGCGGACCGCCTCGATGCGCATCATGGCGGCGCCGCGGCCCTGGTTCTTGACAGGCGGCTCGACCTTGAACCCTGCTTCCCGCAGGTGATCCTCGTAACGCTTACCGGTGACATTGTTCTCGTTCACGCCGTCATGCGGCAGGTAGAGGATGGCGTTTTCATAGCCCTGCTTGCGTAGCCAGTTGACGTGGTAGGCTAGGACTTGTCCGACGCTTTCGTAATAGTCGAGGATTCGGATTTCCTGCCCAACCCATTGAACGATCCAGATTGTGAAGGCGTCGGCCGTGGCACCAGAGCCTCCGATATCGATGAATGCACGTATGGGTAGGAGGGGATCGGCCGTGACCTTGCCGATTCGTTTTCCGCGCCTAGCCTCTGATAGAAGGCTAGCGAAGTATGCTCCCTCGAATGCCTTGGCGTAATCGCCTTCCCAAATGTGATCGTAACGCTCTGGGTATAGCTCAAGGTCAAGCCTCCGTTCGTCCGCCAGAACGCTGGGAAACCAGGGATTGTCTCTCCAGTTCGCTTTGACGACGATAGACCCGGTAGGCTTCTTCGCTCTCAAGAAGTCGTCGATAGCGTCGCTCTTGCGCCTCGGGTTCCAGCTTGCCCACAGCTCCGAGTTCTCTGCGCGAATAGTCGGCCGCAGCAGCGATAGCGATCGGGCCGATAGGGTTTGCGCTTCGTCGATCCATGCGATCCGAAAACCTTCCAGCGACTTGATGCTGTCCGCGGTGTGGTCCTGCATGCCGGTGAACATTATCAGGCCGTCGCCTGGTGTTTCAATTCGGTCATTCCAGACCTTGAATTCGTTCTGCAGGCTCAGCTCCCTGATCTTGGTTTCGATCAGATGCTTGGACGATTGCGCCAGCGTCCTCTGGACCTCGCGAATACAGACCGCCCGCGTGCCCTTCACCAGCATGCATTCTTCGCAAACCATCTCACCGAAGAAATGCGACTTCCCAGATCCTCGGCCTCCCCATGCGCCCTTGTAGCGGGCCGGCTCAAGAAGTGGTTGGAAGACCTTCGCTGTCGGAATCCGAAGAGTTGACAATCGCCCGCTCGATTCTGTGGATTATACTGATGGCCGGATCATCCTCGCCGCCGCCGATAATGGTTTGAGACGGCTTTCCCCACCCGCGATCAAGCAGTGCCACGGCCGCTGAAATGCGAGCTGCTTCAGGCGCCGAATCCTTGTTCATGATCCCGGCAAGGCAATTGATCGCGGATTCCGTGTGACCGCGCGCCAAAGACCGGATTTCAGTTGGTGTCTTGGCCATTTAGTCGCTTTCGGTTCCCGCCTGTGGATAGTCCCCACCACACGCCCTGCACGGCATCGCAGCCCCTCCGCAATGACAGGCGTCTTTCCTGTCGCTTGTGATGTCAGAAGGCTTGTCGGGATGGGTTTCACATACCCAGTTGTTGTCGCAGATGTCGCAGGACATGGTGACCTAGTTGGTTGCAGGGGCGGGATTCGAACCCGCGACCTCTTGG